GAACACTGCATCCGTCACAGAAGCGTATTTGTAATAGAACCTGTCCTGTGAACCGTCCTGATTACCGAAATGTATGTTGCAGGTCATTTCCTCACTAAAGCCTATCTTACAGCTTCCGGCAGGAACGTCAGAATCAAACGTGAACTCAACACGTATGGTGACTGTCGTATTCTGACCTTTTTCTATATATCCTACAAGAGCGGTCTTGTCGTAAGGTATTTCAAGCATACCAGTAGCACCTTCCTCTCCGATAACAACCTCTTTCAAAGGAGAAGCCTGACCCAATACACGGTTTAAAACCATACGTAGGTTAATCTTCACCTTTTTCCCTACAGCATCACTTCCTATAGGTAATATACTGAAAAGCATCTTCCCGGAGAATGTGGCAGTAACCTTTACAGGTTGATCATAATATGCCCTTGTACCATATATATCAAAACTCTCGAAATCCCTGTACTTGTCAAACATAGCATGGGGTTTGTACTGGGGCTGCACATTGTCGTTTATCTTGTCGGATGAATCACCGTCCTCATATACCTTGTATCCTAGGTTGAATCCAGGAGAGGTCATATAAATGAAGAAACTGTCACTATCATCACTCTTTATAGGAGTAGAACCGATAATCTTGTCTATCCGTGTAGATGCGCTAGCACCCTCACCTGCCACCTTACCCGATTGAGGGTCAGGTTCTCCATCCGCCTTGTATGTATCCCATTCGGGAAGTCCTGACGGGTACAGATCGCCAAGCTTTTTCCCTCTGATGGAAGGATATATCCCACTGAACGTGTTTGATATGGTTTTTCCTCTCACGCCATAGTTCTTCAATCCGTATTCGCTGTCAATATAATATCTTATGTTCCCGTCAGAATCATTCGGAAGAAGGATGTACGGGCAATAGCGTGATTCATCGGCAGGCTTAGCGTCCTTCTTGTATTCGGGAGGAACGTTCCTGCTTCCGCCTTGTGGTATGATTCGGGTTATGACAGGTGTGCTTGTATCTACGGAAGAGGAAACTTTTACAGCACCCCCACCGTCACCCTGCTTGAACGTCCAGTTCACAGACGGTCTAGCCTTATCTGTAATGGTTATTATCCCACCGTTTGCTGTGGTTGAGAAGTAATAATTGAGATAAAACTTGTCATAGAAAAATTTCAATGCTTCAAACAGGTTGGTGCCATCGGTTATGTCAATCATATCCTCCGTCAGTTCGCCTTCCGCATCCACGTTGAGCGTCCATGTGCCAATGCCTGTATATCCTGCACCCAATGACGCATTGTAAGACTGTATATTCGCTTCTATACGTGCTGCAAGCTGTTTTGCATCACCCCAAAACTGGAACAGACCGCCATGTGTGTATCTTATCTTGTTTATTTCCCCACCTGTTCCGCTTACTATGTCAAGAAACGCCACATTCTGCAAAAGCACCTCCTTACCGTAAAATAGAAGGGAGTATTTGTATTTCCCTGCTTCGTTAAGATTATCTCCCGATGGGGCTTGATACAGGATGAATGTATTACCGTTATATACGACTGTATCGTATTCCGATTCGCTCTTTGAGTTGTATGCCTTGAACTCTATCGGAACAACGGAAACAACCTCACAAGTCAATTTTCTCACTTCCTGCAAAGACGGGCTGTATGAAAAATCAGCACTCTCCGCAATAACCTTATTTCCTCTTTTAATCTGTAAAATCATTGGTCTTTAAAGAGTTGGTTGGTCAATACTGAAATTTAACGAAAATGTATAGGCGGACACAAGTCGGTCCGGGTTCTGCAAGTCCTGAACGTCCTGATAACTCATCTTTGCGCCTGTTTCAAAACCCGTGCATCTTATCACCTGCTTTGCCGATTCTCCCCATACATCATTCCATATAGAGAAAGAGGATGAACCGTATGGCGTACCGGGAGTGGCAGGTATCACATTGGTTATATATGAATAGAACGAACGGATATTCGTCTTTACCGTTTCCACATCTCCCAAAGCGGCAAATGTTATGCTTCCTTCCGTTGGCTGGTAAACAGGCGTGACAGGTTCGTACACCTTCTGACCGTTCTTGTCATACCATTTTTCGGCATAGGCTTCCTTTCTTGTCGGCAAATCCCATAATCCCTTGCTTTCAAGTATATACAGCCTGTATGTGGCATACAAATCCTTTGCCGTATCGCTTCCTTTCTTTATAAAATATTTAGATATAGCCATTCGTGTACATTGTTTATTAGTGCAAAGATAGCAAAAATAGTTTTAAAGTTTATGTAAATTTAAAAATTATTTTTCTATATTTGCATAAAAATTGGTGCTTTGGATGAGTGGTTTAGTCAACAGTCTGCAAAACTGATAACGGCGGTTCGATTCCGCCAAGCACCTCTTGTTCTTGTATTTCAAATTTTTGTTTTTTTTTGTTCATAATAAACGCCCTATCAACTGTGAAGTTAGTAGGGCGTATTTTTTAGTCTACAATAACTTTTATCGCATTTCCGCCTGACCTTGGGGCAATGGAAACGACACTTAGGAGTGCTGTCTTTATCGCCATAGTTGCGGCAAGCTGCTGGGTGAGAACCTCCAACTGTGACTGCTGTATGGCTGTCATGTTCGTTCCTCCCGTTCCTGCCGAACCACCATTCAATGATACAAGCTGACGTAATAAATCGCTTTGTACAATCATCTCATATCTCATTCCATTAATATATCCTAGTGCCTGATTAAATGTATTTTCATCTACCCCAGCAATAGCGTTAGATAAGCCTTCTGCATTTTCTTTTGTTTCAGTAAGCATCCCTCCCAACGCATTATTTATTTCGTTAACAACGCCACTCGCTTCCGCAAATGATGATTCTAACGAACCTAAAATAATACCTAGGTTTTTAACTTCTTCTTCGTCAAGTTTATTGTCAGCAAACATGCCTCCTTTCCCATCTGTACCAAACAGTGTAGTTTCTACCTGTTTTAAGGCTTTTTCTATATATTGTTGCTGAATCCAGCTTTTAACTACATCCCTCATTACATCAGCCACGGTGTCTTTATACGCTTTCGCTGCATCTTCTCCGTTAAGCCATGCGTCAACTAAGGCATCTCCAAACTGACTAGCCCAGCTTTTCAAGTCAATACTGTACAAATCCTTGGCTAATTCTTCTGTAAAATATCTTATTTGATACTCTATTTCCTTTATAGACTGTTTATATTCTTCAACTTTTTCCCTGTCTGATTTCTTCTTGTCTTCTTCGGCAGATAAAATATCTTTCTGGATTTGCAATTGTTCTTTTAAATTTGATACTTGTTGAGATGTGACTTCATCCAGCCTCTCAGGATCAATAAGATGATCAAATTCCTTTTCAAGCATATTGTATATGTTTGTCAACTTCTTTGATTCAAATTCCAAATCTTCAATATGCTTTTGTAATCTTTTGTCATGTTGCCTGTTAAACGTTGCGATAACGTCAAGTGGCATTGATATAGCTGATCCTATAGCACCTGCAAAATCACCACTTTTAAATGAATCCCATGATTTTTTCACGCCTTCATTCATAACGCCCATAGCCTCTGAAAACTGATTCATTTCACGCATAAACCCACTTTCCGTATCTTTACCCATAGAATCCATCAAGTTAGAAACAGATGATATCACTTGCTGCATTGCTCGAATCGTATTATATATTCCTGTCACAATCCAATCAATCATATTCACGGTAGCTTGAGCATTTTGGGCAAAATTACTCATAGAGTTCCCTTGTTTTATCATATCTTGCGCAGAAGAGTAACGTGATTGAGCTTCCTGTGCAGCACTTTGAGCAGCTTGAGCGGCACTAGCATTACCATTTTCCATTGCGTCTTTATATGCTTGAGCCGCATTTCTCATGTCAGATAAAGCCTTTTCGCTATCAGTAGTACCCTTTGATATCATAGCCTGTCCTTTTGAATACTGTTTATCAAAAAGTCCGCTCAACCCTCCCTCCATATATGTTTGTAAATCAGATTTGTTATTTTTAAATAACTTCTCAATCTGATCATCAACGCGTTTTAGCTCTTTCACATACTCTTTAGCACTTATACTACCAGAATTAAAGGCCTGGCTAAGCATTTCTTTTACTTTTGCAGCTACATTTCTTGCAGCTTCCATAGACATAGCTTCCACCGCACCGAAGAAGTTTTGATAGTCGGTAGTCAACTTAAACAAATCCATCTCTTCGCTTTTCTGCAATGCGGAAGACAAGGATGTATTACCCATTCCTTCTGCGGTTGCAATCTTTTTACGGTACTTTTCTCTGATAATATCCACCTGAGTATAATAATCTCCATATTCAGCCAAATCATTAGCATACTGTCTAGCCATCTCACCGAAATAGCCTTTCCATGCGTCAATCATACCTTGGATAACTTGTTTCTGTTCATCACCTATATTCTTATTTCCTTTAATAGCCTCCTGTACCTGATTGATGTACTGGTTCATTGAGGTGAATGAAGATGTATCGGGCACGACAGAAACGCCAAGATCAAGATTCATTCCTGCCAATGCGGATTGCAGATTGTTGTATATACCTGCTGCAAAACTTTCAGCCATAGTAGATGTGTCACCACTAAACTGAACTGCAAGGTCTAATGCGAGATCAGTATTGCCTGTTATTCCAAGTATATCCTGGAAGAAGTCATACTTGTTCCTATAACGATCAAATTCATCAGTTATCCTTTTCATCACTTTCTTAGCGGCATCAACATATATTTCAGAAGACAATTCTGATGCTTTTCTTGCATTTTTAACAGCATCCTGAGGAACACGTTTTTCTAACTCCTTTGCTGCCTTATTGTAGTTGTCAATAATAGCTTGTTTATCATAGACAATATCTACCCCAAGTTTTAATGCTTGTGGACCATATATAGCATCAATTTGTTTTTTTGCTTCCTCTTTACCTATATTGACACTTAAATCCTTAAATTTAGAATAAGCTGACTCAAGCAAGGATAATCTATTTTTCCACAAGTCAGCAAGAGGGTCACGCCCTTTAGATTTTTTTTGCTTTTCTAATTCTAAATTAAACTGTTTGGCGGTTCCTGTAGCTTTTGACATCGCTTCATTGGCAGCGTTAATCTCATATACCGTCTGTTGTACTTGCTCGGCTTCATAAGGGCTTACAATGCCTGTAATTTGATACTCATCTCCAAGTTTCTTAACCTTTCCTTGGCTAACATACATATCAATGGTACGCTGTAAATTTTCTATTGAACTTTTGGCGTCCTTATATTCCTGTTTTACCGATTTAAAGTAATCCTCCATAGATTTCACATCGGCAGCCTTTATAGCAATAGTCCATTTATGCCCTGTAATTTCGTCAAGAGATTTTTTCCATCCCGTCAATCCTTCTTGTGCTTCCTTATCGTCAAGTTCTATTTTAACAGCATATTTTTTGTCAATAAATTCATTAAACAATTTTTTAGCATTCTCCCCAAGTTCGCTAGTTGTGGCAAAATTTTCAGATTGAATCCTTATAAAGTCCTTTTGAGCATCATTTAATTTATTTACATCAATACCTACAAATACTTTTTTCAGTTCTTTCTCAAGACTGTTTGCAAAAACATTAAATGATTTTTCAAGTTCTTCAGTTTCGCCCATTATGCCCATCCTCAATTTCTCATACTCCTTCAACAATTCCTCACTATCAAAATGGGTTTTGTTCTTGAATATTTCAAATGTTCTCGCATCCCCTGACGTTTCAGCCAAAGAACGTATCTTCTCGACAATAGTAGCTGCCGAAGCCCCTTTGTTTATCAGTTCGGTAAGTTCGTTTCTCCATTCCTTAGTACCCTTACCCATATTTATAATTTCCTTGGATGCCTGTACTATCTGCCCACGAAACTCTTCTATATCCTTACTTGCCGAAGTTAGTTTTACAGACGATTTCTCATAATCTTTAAGCATATCGGAGAATGAATCGCCAAATACACCCGTAGATGTTGCCTTATCCGCCTTGAACATTATATCCGCATTTTCGGCAGCACGTTTATAAACCTGCTCTAGTTCCGATGCCGACTTTTGCAGATATTCGACACGAGATTTCTGATCATCTATTTTCTTGCTATTTTGTACTATATACTGCCCCATATTGCCATATTTAGACAATACTCCAGTAAGCGTTTCCTCATACGACTGCAACTGTTTAGTGTCAAGCTGTTCAAGGTTTTCCGGGGTAAGTTTGTCGAAGTTTATCTTGTCAAGGTCTTTTTGCAAATCACTGTATGATTCACGGAAAGACTTTGCACTGTCCTTTATCTTCTGATTGAACTCTTCCGAACGTGCAGACATCACATGAAACGCTTCCGCCACAAGTCCTGCAACGGTAAGTATCGTCATGAGCGGATTAGCCTTTATCGTAAGCCACAATGTTTTCAATG